GCAAAGTCTTGAGGAGGATGAGTTTATCGTGGAAGAAAGGAGACCGTGTGTCTTTGGTCCGCAGTTTGACGAGATCGGAACCCTGCCCCGTATTACCCTACCGACTAAAACAGGTATCATTAAATCTCCTTTATATGAATATGCATATGAGTCATGGTCTACACCCAGTATTCTGGAACCTTTTGAAGGTCCTGATGGTCTCATAAACCCTTGGGGTGGTAGAGCACATTACTGCAACTCCAACGGTATTGTCAATCAAGTGGTATTAGATAATGTGGCGAGAGTGTACTCCAACAAGTTCTTGTCACAGATGGACTACCTTAATTATACCCCGCGGGTTTTTACAGCTGAGGAAGCTATCTTAGGTGTAAAGGGGATTTTTGATCCTATGACCAAGAAAACTTCTATGGGGTACCCGTGGAAATTGTATTATCCTGGAGGTGCCACAGATGTGTTTGGTCCAGATGATGGATTTGACCTCTCTAGGTCTAAAGCCCAGACTCTACTGCGCGATGTTGCCCATAAAATGACACTCATGAAGAGTGGCATAGTGCCTGATTTCGTTAAAATAGATTATCTTAAAGCCGAACGCCGACCTAAAGAAAAGGTAGCGGCAGGTAATATGAGGGTCTTCTTTGCCAGTAGCAAAACACAGATAATATGCGAGAGAATGATGTTCATGAGCTTTGTTTCGCGGTGTATGGAGCGTCGTATACATAATGGATACCTTATTGGTGTTAATCCTTATAGTAGCGAATGGACTAGTGTTGTGGATAAGCTGCACACTATAGCTAGACTCGTATTAGACAAAGATTACAAGAAATTGGATGCCAGTCTCATACAGGCACTTCTGTGGGCCGTATATGATTATCAAATAAAACCCTTCTATTGGAATGGTACTGAAGAAGAACATCTTGTACGTAAGATGCTGTACACTGCAATTACGGAATCACAGCATGTTGGATTGGACGTTGAAGGAAACTTTGCATTTGTTCTTTATCAACTTGTGTGTGGTAACCCATCAGGAAATATTCTAACCACTTTAATTAATTGCGGGTGCTGCGCTATGGCCGAAAGGTACGGTAATTGTGCCGTTCTAATGAGACCTATTGGAGGAGTTCTATCCTACAACTACTCTAAACCCTTTGATTTCGAATGGGTGGAAAGTAATCTTGTAAGTGTTCATTTTGGGGATGACTCGCTGGTGGCTGTATCTGATGAGATGGCAGCGAAAGTTGATCCTAATGATGTGGCCGATGAGCTCAAAATCCTTGGGTTGCATAGCACACCTGCTGCCAAAACTGGTGTGTTCGCTAGAGTTCCG